AGAACTTCATCTTCTTCCCATTTTGCCTTCTTAACACAGTATTCATAAAATTTTACTAAGCCTAGAGAGGCCTCTGTTAATACTATAACTTGAGATTTCGCAACATCAAAAGTATCTGTTTCTGCAAAATGAATCCACCTTTGTAGAGATAGTGCTTCTTCAAGTCCATGCTTAGTAGCCTTTGGATAAGATTGTAATTTCATTGGTTGCACAAGACTCATATAATCATTCTCTGGTTGGTGAACCACTTTACATATGATTTCTTCACCACTTGATAATTTTAATATTTTTGTATCGTGAATCATTTCATTTTTATCCTTTTGATTTCATAATCAAACTGCTCTTCATTGTATATATTTATTCTTTCTAAAAAGTGATTCAATGTAAAATTACGCTTTGACTTGTGGGTAAAGTCATCACTTATGTCGAATAGGGTAGCGGTATCTTTAGTATCTCCAACTCGCAAGCCTCTTCCGATTGACTGCAAAACTCTGATACGACTTTTGGAAGGACTAGAGAACACGATGTTGTGCAGATTACGAATATTAATGCCAGTAGAAAAAGTACCATAGGATGCAACAATAATCGCATTATTTTCTTTCTCAGTAATCGCACGAATATCTTCCCTTGTTTGGGTATCTGTTCCACCATGCACATAGAAAACTTTTCTATCTAAGTCTTTCATCATATCATATAAAACAGAACCATGTTTCTCTACAAATTGAAATAGTACTAATGTATTACCTTTTATTGTCTTTGTCAACCCTAAAATAAATTTATTTCTTTCTGTGTGACGTACAATATAATCTACCTCATCTTGATAGTTCATATCTTTTACTAATTTACATTCACTTTCTGGATAGGATAAAACCAAAGCCTTAATTGAAAAATCTGCAAGGGTTTTCTTGTCAATTAGTTCCTTTGTGGTAATAACTTTATTTAGACTACCGAACAGTCCTTCTAATACAAGTCTATGTGTTTGCATACCGTCTAGTGTACCTGTCAACCCAAAACGATACTTACATAAATGCAGTTTAGTTAGAATAGATGTTAAGGATTTTGATTTAAATAAATGGGCCTCGTCACCAATTACACAACCGAATTGTTCAAAGTAACTCTTGGGCATTTTGTACAAAGATTGCCATGTGGATATTACAAGTTTCTTTTCTACTTTTCTATCATACCCACTATATACTTTTTGCATATATGCTTCTAACCATCCATAATCAATAAAGTCAGAATGCATTTGTTCAACCAAAGATGTTGTGGGAACAAGTATTAATATCTTATCTTGTTCTGTCTCTGATAACAACATATCATAATATCGTATCAGAATGTAGATTATTAGAGATTTGCCCGAAGCAGTAGGGCTAAGGAGCAAAGCACGATGTTTTCTAATTGCGTACTCCACTGCAGCCACTTGATAGTCACGAGGTTTAATTCCTCTTCCATTGGATCGAAGTCTAAGGCTGCGTATGAATCCATCCAATATCTGTCTGTCGATTTGTTTTTCATCCTGTAAGTCCTCACTTATAGTATAATCTTCTTCAAAATCATCTAGATATTTTGTTAGGTAAGGTAATAGTCCAATATACAATTCTCCATTGGCTGGAGAAAAAAGTCTTATCTTTCCATCCCAAATTCTATTTCTATATGCAGGCATAAATCTAGCGCCTGGCACTTCAAAGGTAAAGTAATCTGATAACATCCTTGCAACAGATGGTTCAGTCTCTACCCTTAGAAAAACCTCATTTTTCTTAGAGATTGATGTCACTAAATCGCACCATCTACAAACTTACGCCAAGCGATTGCGTTCTTAATATTCCACTGTCTATCAGAAACATTCTTCATAATAGATTCACAAGTAGATACACACATCTCATAATATTCTATGAGTTGTTTCATCTCTACCATTTCTTTATCTGAATCTAGGTAGATATGCAAATCTGCTTTTAATACCTTATGATCGAATGGGTTATCACGATACACTTCAGGGTCAGATTTACCTGAATAGTATTCCCACTTTTTTCTTTTGAGAATATTATATTCACCCCTCTTCATAATGAGAAGTTGTTTGTAGTGATTTAGGTGATTAAGATATTTTTGGTGAAGGGATGCGTTTCTTAAAGACTCATCTGCGAGTTCTAAGTCATCCTGTTTCATGTCAATCTCAGCCATTTGCTGAAGTTCATCTAGTTTCATTATATCTCCATAGTATAAAGTGAGCAGAGTGGGTTGTAACTTGCGTTACTATATTGTCTCTACGAAAGAGCCTCAAAAAAGGGTGTCCAAGTCAACCATTTTCTGCTCGGTATATTTATATGCTTTCAAATTCGTACAAGTCATATTTCAGTGTAACAGTTGCAGTTAACTGTTCTGTATCTGTAACTTGTGTATTATAGTCAATACCAGTAAGGGTTGTTGGGAAACAGTTAGTAAAGTTTACTCTTACCTTTGGATTGTTTTTGTTGGTTAGAATAGTAAGTGTTGCATCACTCATCAATACTGATGGTTTACCCACACTCTTTCTTTGTGTATTTATTGAAGGTTCGCCAGGATTTGTTTGTGCCTCTGATGCGATAGCCGAAGTGAATTGTTCGTTATTTTTAGGAAAACCAATACCAATCATCCAATCGTGGATTTCACGATAGTTAGACAAATCTTCATTTACTAAAAACGTAATACTCAAATCTTCAAAGTCCATAGTGTCACCCATGAACGCAATAGATTTAAAACGTGTATTAATAGATGCATCACCTGTAAAACTTATGCCAGGGATATTTACGTTTGTTGTAAAATACTCTACGTTAGGTATCTTCAACAATGTAAACCTAAACTGCGTAGGACTTGCAAAGTCCATGTTAGAAGGTTGTCTTTGTAACGGATTTATTTTTGCCATAGTGTTCTTCCTTTACACTATTTATAACGAAAAAAGGGGAGCATTTCTGCTCCCCTTGAGTTTCGGTTGTTGAAACAACTCTTATTACATGATGTTTGTAACTTGTACTCTTCTGTAATATACGTTGTCGTTGGCAGTAAGTGCGCCAAGACGAGCAGTTGTACCACCAGCAAATGGGTTTGCAGTAAGACCGTAACGAGTCTTGAAACCGATTTTAGGCTGGAAGTTGTTCTCACCCACTGCACGAACCATCTGAAGTGGAACGTATGGGCAGTAGAACAGACCTGCATCGTAAGGTGAAGTACCCTTATAACCTACAGTGTAGTACTGTTTTGCAGCACCGTTTGCAGCATATGGGTCGATATACACTTTGTAACGTCCGTTAAGAACACCAGCGAAAGTGTTACCAGCATCGTCAACATTCAAGTTGTTGTTAAGAGCAGGTGTGTAATCAAGTACACCAGCCATTTGCAATGCAGAAGCAACATCAGATGAACAGATAATCATGTTACCTTTTCCTCTGCGTGTCTGTTGTGCAATTGCGTTGGCATCACGCTCAACTTGGAACATAAGTCCTTTAAACTTCTCAACACTCCAACGGCCGTTTGAATCAACGTCCATGTCGAAGATACCAGCAGTTGCAGTATCAGTCTGTGCGCCTGGCTTAGCAGTTACATAGATTGTACGGACAACTTCACGGTTGATTTCAGCAAGAATTTCAGATGACAAGATGTTTGCCAATTCTGTTTCTGCATCCAAACCATGAATTGCTTTAAGGTCTTGTGCGAGTTCCATTGTGTACTCGGCTTTAAGAGCTCTTGACTTTGCTTCAACAGTCTGCTTCTCGATTGAGAATGCCATTTCAGCGAAAGCGTTGTTTGCCGCATCACCCAATGCTTCAGCAGTTGCAGTAGTCATACCACCGTCAGCGGTATATGCGCCTGGCGAACCATCGTTAAGAACTGCTGGGTTAGTTTCACCGTTAGATGAAGTACCAGCAGAGCCTGGGATGTTGTTGTTTGCAGCAGCACCTGAGAATGCTGATTCTGCTTCGTCAAATCCTGCCTCAGTACCAGCCTGAGTCTTGTAACGTGAACGCATCGCAAAGATAAGTCCTGTTGGGCCAGTCATTGGCTGAACACCAGCAATATCATATGCGATAAGGTTAGGCATCGCCCGTCTTACGAGGGAGATGAGGATCGGATCCCAATTATCAACAGATGAACCTGTTGCGTTTACTGGGGCTGCTTCGCCGAGGAAACCTCTGTCCTCATTGAGAGCTTTTTCTTGGTTTTCTAGGATTACAGTGGTGACAGCCTTACGATAAGAGTCATTGATCTCTGGAAGATCGTTGTGCTCTAGTACTGGTGCCCACTTTTCCTGTAGATGTTCTGTTTTGAACATTTTAGTTTCTCCTTATTGAGTTTTCTTATAATATTTATAAAAAACTAATTTCTTAGCTTTTATTTCGCCCGCTTTACATTTGTACTGATTGCAGCCATGTAAGCGGCCATTGCACCAGTTGTATCGAAAGATTCTGAACTATCAGTTTCAGAGTCTACTGATTCAGCGACAGTTGTTGCCTTTGGAAAATAACTTTCCTTGAGCTGGTCGAGTTTTTCCTTGAAAGATTCTTCATTACTAAAATCTACTTCTTCTGCGAGAGACTTAAATTTCTCGACTTCAGTAGCAGCAAGGTCAGAAGAAACTTCTGCAAAAACACTTTCACGAACTAGAACGTCATGTGATTTTTTCATCTCAGCACTCTTTTCAATTTGTTCGTTCAGTTTTGCTTCCAATTCGTCAATCTTTTCAGACTGAGTTCCTAGAAGGTCGTACTTTTCATCTGGAACGTCAATGTAATGTTCTGCGAACAAGTCTTTCAGTCCAGAGATAAAGTCCTCTGCGATTTCGCCTTTGAGTCCACGCTCAATTGCGATTTCATTTTCTTTCATCCACTCTTCTACAACATAGTTCATGTAGTTGTCGACCTTTTCAGTCAACTCATCACGCACTCTGTTTACTTCTTCAGCTACTTCTTGAACTTTAGATTCTTCAATTCTTTCGACTTCAGAACGAAGTTTGGATTTAACAGCGGCTTCAAAAATTGTAGCAGCTTTGTCTTTGAATTCTTCAGAAAGTTCCTCATCTTTTGTGAGGGCAGAAACATCATCAGACACATCTACTGAAGCAATGCGCTCGTCAAGAGTAGATTCGTCAACTTTCACTGACTCTTCTTCTTCTTCCTTGCCCATCATCTCCATTTTATTGTACATGGCTTTGAGTTCTTTTGCTTTCATCATTTCCATTTTAGACGCCATAGCATTAAGCATTTCTGATTTAGTCATGGCTTTTTCCTCTAGTGCTTCACCGTCATGTTCAATTTCGGTTTCTGCAGCAAGAGGCTCTTTGATTTTAGTTGGTGTGTCTGCACCACCGGCATCTTTTGCACCTTTGGTTTGAGCGTCAGTCGCCTTCTTCATCTTATCTCCAGCTTTTGCTGAACCTGATTCTGCTTCTGATGACTCTTCACCGGCACCGCCGAGGTCTTGGACTTCACCCTCTACTTTATCCATTGAATCACCTTTGTCGGCACCCTTTTTAGGGGCATCCTGAGCTGCTTCTTCAAGCTCGCCCTGAACTTCCGCTTCTAGTTCCTCAATTGTCTTGTCTAGTTCTGACATAGGGATTTCTCCTTGAGTTTTGTTTGTCTTATCATATTTATAATGATTAAAGTTTTGACAAGAACTTTGCAAATGCAAGAGCGGAAACATTTTCTTGTTTACGTCTTACACCTTCATTGATCTCATCTTTGATTCCAGCAATCTCAACTTCTTTGAGAATACCATTATCCCACACCCATTCTTTACCTTCCATAATACCCTCAACGAAGGCCTGAGGCGCAGAAGGGTCTGCAACGATATCTGCCGCAGTTGCGAGATAGAAATCGTCTTTCACATAATTTGCACCACCTTTGTTTTCTAGTGAACCCATGCCTCTAGAAGAGACACCAAGTTTACCACCGTCTTTGATTAGTGCTTTCGCAATTTCCCCCATAGGAGTAGACAACAATTTTGCCTCACCAACGAAGTTCTTTCCATTAGCTTCAAGTTTTGTGATCATGTGCGATACCCTGTCAAGATTGACAGTAGGGCCTTCTGGATGTCCAAGTTCCCCAAACGCACGACCTTCAGCAACAAATTCTTTGTTATATCGAGCGACCTCTTTAGTAAGTACGCCCATTGGATAGACACGACCATTTCTGTTTTTCTGGTCGGCCTGCATAAAGATTCCACGAATCTTCATATCTTTACCACCACCGTCTTTATCTTCAGTGATGTATTCTACTTCTTGTATCTGTTCTGCAATAAGTTTCATGTTAGAACCCCGCCGAAACTATTGGGGTAATTTTAAAATCGGATGCTCCACGCATTCCAACCCCAATATCTGTATGGATAATAACACCAGAGTTTGCATTAATTCTTATTGAGCCTGTATCGCCATCATCTGCAGCGTTTCTAATTGTAACTGCCGCCTTAGAACCATTATTGAATACATAATGTGCAGTAGCGGTTTTACCCTTAGTTGTTCCAGTGGCCAGTGCTTCTTCTGCTCCGATTATTTTCATGTTACTCTTCCTATATTGATAGTACTTCTGCCTCAAAATAATCCATAAGTTTCTTTGGCGGAACTTTGAACTTCTTTGAAACACTATTTATTGTTTTGTCAAAAGTATTTAGGAAATCTGAGGGTTTAGAATCCATTTCCTTAAAAATAGCGTCAACAGCTTCTTTCATCTTAGGAGATAACTTCTTATACTCCTTAGATGATTTGTGTTCATCCTTTTCTGGTAGTTCTTGTGCGAACTGAGAAAAAGGTTTACTCACTATCTTCTACCTCTGGTACATGGTGAGTTACAAATGTTTTTGCAACGTCCTGTCTTTTTGTTTCTAATGCGTCACCAACTTTGGCTGCAAGTGCATTATTGAAATGTGTCTCTGCTGAGAGATTATCTCCATCTCCAATAGCGCTAACAAAATCTTTTACTGTGTCCATCATTTATCTCCTTTTGAGGGGTCATTATGTGCAAACATACCATCGTCATCTCCACCCATTTCACCACCTTCTTCATCTTTAATTTGGTTTTCAACTTCTTCAATTTCTTCATCATTCATACGAAGAACTTGTTTGCGTACATATTCTTTAGAGAAGTATGTACCCACATAACTTTCAATTTGTCCGAGCATATCTAAACGGTTCTGTAGAATTTCTGCATTCTTCAACTCTGTAAAGTGTCCGTCTTGCATAAAGTCAAACTGGATATGTTCTTTCATCATATCCCATTCTTCCATTGCAATAACACCTTTGAGAACCAACTGTGTTTTTAGAATATCCATAAACAATACTGAAAACTTCTTACGAAGCTTCTGTACAAACTTTGTAAACTTCAGTTCGTCACGAGTAATGTTATCAGAACGTCCAATACTGAATGAGTTCTCTGCCTCAAGTCTTGAGATAGGAACATTCAATGAACGATATAATTTGTTTTGGAAGTACTTGATATCGTCAATCTCACCAAGGTTTGAACCGCCCGGCAAAGTTGTAATCTCTGTACCTCTACCACCTTCTCTACGAGGTAGCCAAAAATCTTCCAACATAGACATATGATTTCTATCGTCACGAATTTCACCAGTTCGTGCATCATACACCAACTTGTTTCGATAACGATTCATAACATCTTTAAGATATGCCTCTGCCTTTACTTTCGGCAAGTTACCCACATCAATGTAGAAGATACGTCTTTCAGGCGCACGAGAGATACGATAGATAACCAACGCATCTTCAATCATACGCAACTGATTGACAGGTTTGATTGCTTTATTTAGATAAGAAAGGACTGTTCCTCTGTGCATATCCACAACGCCCGAAGGACAATATGAAACAGAATCTTGTGTAATCTTTACACCACTGGTAGTTCCAGTATTTTGATCTAATCCCTTTTCATTGTAAAGGTAATAATCTTCAATACCCTTTACCATATCCATACCTGTCTTTGGATCTTTTTCTTTTCTCTGTTCTCTAACCTTCTTAATCTTACGAGGGTCGATGTAACGTAATTCTTTAATACCCTTTCGTGGAGCCTTTGTATCAATTACCTTATGATAATAGATACGTCCATCCACATACCAGCGCCTAAAAATATCATGTCCTTTTGCATTAAAGTCCATCAAACGCAAAACTTCATCAAATTCTTCACGAATTTTTGATTTAATATTTCTGGAAAGGTCTAGTCTATCAAGGGAAAGTGAAACTGATTTATCTCTTTCGTCTGAGACAATCGCTTCGTTTGCGATATCTTCAATTGCACTATCACACTCTGGTTGTTGTGCAATATCACGATATCTTCTAATTAAGTCAAGTTCATTTTTATCACGCCCATCCATGTCAAGCACAGATGCATAATGTCCACCGCCTGATACAATATCAAGTGTGCCATCATCAGAAGGGGGAGCGGTGAAACCATCACCACTCCCTTTGTCTGCTCGTGTGATTCTGAAACCA